TTCAGCTTATCGAAGACCGAGAGAGTGGCACGTTCTATGTCACACAAGCGTGGAAAGCAAGTCATGTAGCACCAGAAGTTGCTTGGGCTACTGTAAAGCCCTGGGCGCTAGGTGTCCCAACGTCATGGCCTCTGGATGGGTTGCAGACCGAGAAGAACGGAACCGCTAATCAGCAAAAAGATTATTACATCGATGCTGGTTTTGACATGTTGCACAAACACGCAACCTGGCCCGATGGCACTAATGGGGTTGAGGCTGGGTTGTATGAGATCCGTGACCTAATGATTAAAGGTCGGTTCAAGGTTGATCGCAATCTGCGTGACTTATTCAATGAGTTTAACCAATACCATCGCAATCAGAATGGAAAGATCAGCAAAACAATGGATGACCTACTTGATGCGCTGCGCTATGCCTACATGATGCGTAGGTACTCAATCCCGTGGGGTGAGCGAAATAGAAAGTCGTCACCTGGTGTCATCAGTTCATTCTAATAACCGCGCAAAGTTAGTGCAAAGTTTGATTTATATAAAATGAGGAGTTTAGTCATGGCATACAATGATCCGCGTGGTGAAGATAGAAGTTATAGTGGCTTCGCCAATAAAAAAACTGGTGCTGGCGGCTACGATAATAAATCAGGAAATGGCCCTGCTGTTATGGGTGGTAGCAATAGTGAAGATAAGCGGCAGAGAAAACAAGGCATACAGGTTGCTTTAGGTAATGCTTATTACGACAAAAATGGTGCTTATGTCGTAATAAGAAAGCCTGCGACAGAAACTAAGTCAACCGCAGTAACTACGGCAGCAGGACCGACAGCTAAAATAACTGGGGAAAGCGTTAACAACTCTTTAACAACTAATAATACAGCGCAGTTTAATAGCGGTAAAGGAAATACAAAAACATCATCCGCTGCATTAACGTCAATGGTAGATTCTAAAGCTTCAACAACTAAGGCTTACGATGGTGAGTTCGCGTTAAAGGAAAAGGAAGCAGGTTCTAAATCATCCACATCTACAGTTCCAACAACTGATGCTTACGTTTCAATGTATAAAAACCAAAGCCCGACAAGCTTAATTGATTACAGTAAATCTACATCTACAGATCCTAACGATGGTAAAAATCTTTCTGCTAACAACAACACTGTTGCTGCTGGCCCCGATAAGTTCAATCAAGAATATTATGCCAAGTTAAAAGCTTCTGGTATGTCTACGTCAGACATTCTAGACATTCAGAAAAAAGCTCCAGGCGGCAATGCCTATAGCGGTGCTACCGTTGTAAGTGAGGATCAGAAAAGACGGGCTAATGATACATTAGACCGTGTCACTGGAAGTATGGCTACTCTTCAAAATGGTGGTGTTACTCGTAAATACTCTCAGTCTGGATTGTTTGGCGAAAATATAAAAGGCGAGTTTGCTTATAAAGACGGCACTAAAATTACAACTTTAGCCGATGATCCAGTTATCGGTGGCACGTTCAACGAGAAAACAGGACGTATTGAAAATGGCGTTCGGTTAGGCAACAGGCAAGTAACTACTTTTGCGGGCCCTGGAACCTACACTGGAGATAGCGCTGGAACTGGCGCAAGCACAACTGGACCGCAAGTTGCTGTCAACACAATGTCAGGCGGTGAGGATGGGTTAGGCGGTGATGCGGTTACTACAACTTTAACAGCAGACAAATCAACAACTTTGACAGATGTTTTAGACAAAACTGTAAAACTTGATGACATTGTAGATGCTGCCACTGTGACTACAATAATAACAGCTACTACTACAGTTACAGAAGTTGATAAGTTAATCGAAGAAACAAAAGACCCTGAAATTCTTAAATCACTTTATCAGAGAAAATTATCACTTATGCGGTCAGGCTCAACTCGCACTCGATTTGCTGGCTTACTGGATGATCCTGAGACTAAGAAATCAAAGATGAGTATTGTTTAAATGTATGAAGATGACGAGAACGATAAGAGTAAAAACAAGATTATTTCTCCAGCGGTTTCTCCAGCCGCTTTATTAAAACGATATGAAAGATTAAAAAGTGACCGCGCCAATTGGGACACCCTTTGGGAAGAGCTTGCTGTTTTCTTAATGCCTGGTAAAGCTGACTTTATTACTAAGTCAACGAGTGGCAACAAGAGAGCGTCTGAGGTCTACGATTCTACAGCTATACACGCGCTACAGATACTATCAGCATCGCTGCATGGGTCGCTTACAAGCCCCTCCACAAAATGGTTTGGCTTGCGCTTCCGTGAAGATGAGCTAAACGAGGATAAAGATGCAAAGGATTGGTTGGAAAAATGTTCTAAAGGTATTTTCCAAGAGTTTGGGAAGTCTAACTTTTCAACGGAAGTCGCAGAAGCTTATCAGGACATGGTTGGTTTTGGCACTGCTGCGCTGCAATTTGATGTTAAGACCAAAAAGGCTCAGTTTGATGGCTTTAACTTTCGAGCGTGTCACCTAGCTGAAATTGTAGTTTCCGAATCATCAGAAGGAAAGATTGACACAGTTTTTCGTAAAATCAAAATGTCAGCACGACAAGCTTACCAAAAGTTTGGTGACAACTGTGGAGACAAAGCTCTCAAAGCCTTAGAAGCTGATCCAGAAAAGGAATTTGAATATGTACAGGCTGTGTTTCCGCGAGAGTTAAAAGATGAGCCAGCTTTAGTCGCACCTCCAAATCAACGGCCTTGGGCTTGTTATTTCATTAGCGTTTCTGACAAGAAGATATGCAAAGAAAGTGGATATTACGAGTTGCCATTCATGGTTCCTCGCTGGTCTAAGACGACAGGCGATGTTTATGGATTTGGACCAGGCTGTGTTGCTCGACCAGATATTAAGACTCTGAATGAGGCGCGTAAGCTTGCCATGAAAGCGTGGGAGAAGTCGATTGATCCACCACTCAAGGCCATGCAGAACGGCATACTAGGTAAGATCGATATGCGTCCCAGCACAGTAACTTATGTGCGCGACATGAATAACCTAGAGCCGATAGTCAATGCTACTAATTGGAATGCCGACCAGTTGATGTTAAACGATGTGAGAGCATCAGTGCGTAGGATCTTTTTTAGTGATCAGCTTGAGCTAAACGATGGTCCTCAAATGACAGCGACTGAAGTCCAGGTTCGTTACGAGCTTATGCAAAGGCTGCTTGGTCCTACTCTTGGTCGCTTACAGTCTGAGTTTCTAAACCCTATTGTTGAACGTGCTTTTTATTCCATGTTGCGTGGCAATGCGCTGCCACCAATGCCCGAAGTATTACAACAGGCTGGAGGTGATTTAGACATTGAGTATGTAGGCCCACTAGCACGATCTCAGAAAATGGATGAGGTGACAGGCATCCAACGCGCAATAGACGGGATCATGCAACTAGCCCAGGTCAACCCAGAAGTCCTAGATATTGTTAATGTTGACAAAGCTGGTCGCACTATTGCAGACAGACTGGGTGCGCCAGCAGATATGTTACTGGGTGACGAGCAAGTTGGTCAGTTAAGGCAGGCACGACAGCAGCAGCAACAACAACAAGCTGAAATGGCGCAGGGCCAACAAGAGTTAGATGGCGCGACCCAATTGGCACAACTGGAGCAAATGGCAAGTGGACCAACTCAGTAAAGATATAAGAGAATTGTTTAGTACAAAAACAGGTGAGCGAATGCTTGCCAATATGAAGTCGGCTTATGGTAATCGCATTTCGTTTACTAAAGACCCATATGAGACTGCTTATCGTGAAGGGCAGCGGAGTATATACCTAGAAATAAAAAATGTAATGGAGAACAAACATGAGTGAAGAAGCGGTAGCAGAAGTGGCATCAGAGTCATGGCATTCTGGATTGTCAGAGGAGTATCGGGGTAACGAATCACTATCACAGATACCTGATTTAAATACGTTAGCTAAATCATACTTAGACGCGCAGCAATACGCTGGCGGTTCTATTCGCATACCAGGTGAGGACGCAAGCACAGACGATTGGACAGCGTTTAATTCAAAGCTTACCGCTAAAGTTCCTACCTTGTTAAACCTTCCCAGCGATGAGAGTGAGGCGCGTAATGCAATGTATTCGCGGTTAGGTCGTCCAGATACAGCGCAAGGCTATAAAGTAGAAGGGGCTGACCCTGACTTTTTAGAGTGGGCGCACGAAAATGGATTATCAACTGCCCAGGTTAAAGCCTGGCAAGAAAACACAGCGGCCCAAGGTCAAGAAGCAGATGATGCAAATGACCAGCAAATGCAAGATTCTGATGACTTGCTCAGAAAAGAATGGGGCCATGCCTACGATGCAAAGCTAGCACAAGCTAAGAACGCAGTGCTTGCCTACGCTGACCAAGATACTAGAGACTTTTTACTGGAATCGGGGCTCGCCAACAATCCAAACATGATCAAGTTGATGGCTGGCATTGGGGCAACATTAACTGAAGATGAGTCAGCAGGGCTACAAAGTAATAATAGATTTTCGTTAAGCCCAAGTGAGGCTATGGAAAGGATTGGTGAAGTTAGGCGCAACTTGGAACACCCATACAATGTCGCTAATCACCCACAGCACAGAGCTGAACTAGAAAAAATGGAAAAGCTCTACAACCAGGCATATCCAGAAATAGATTAATTCTAATAACCGCACCAAAAAACACGATCATCTAATCACAGGGTAGCTAAGTCTTAGTCCTGCGGTTAGATGAGCCGTTTCTCATATCTCGTTGAAGCAAGCGTTATTGCCAGTTAAGAGTCCGAAAGTCGGGTAGCTCAATGCGCCAATTTCAATTGCCAATCTGGAGATACTCTCATGGCTAATACAATCGCAAAAGCGTTCGTACAACAGTTTCAAGACAATTTAATTCACTTAGCATCGCAGAAAGGCTCACGCCTACGCGCATCAGTAACCGAGCAATCAGTCACGGGCGAGAAGTTCAACTTTGAACGTCTTGGTAATGTAGCTGCTGTTGTTAAATCTAGTCGCCATACCACTACACCTGTGCTGGAAGTTCCACACTCGCGTAGGACTGCGACCATGACTGACTACCACTGGGCCGATCTCATCGATGATGAAGACAAGGTTCGTATGTTAATCAGCCCCGAATCCGCATATGCGAAATCAGGTGCTAACTCAATGGCTCGCGCATTCGATGATTTAATCATTGCTGCTGCAACTGGTAATGCGGTAGATGGTGATGGCTCTAACGTGGCATTGCCTGCTGGTCAAAAGATCGCTCACGGCTCTGCTGGCTTAACACTTGCTAAATTAATCTCTACTAAAGAGATTCTTGATGGCAACGATGTAGACGAAGAAGATCGTTTCTTTGTGTTGGGATCTCAACAGGTGTCAAACCTTTTGGCTACAACTCAGGTTAGTTCTAGCGATTACAACAGTGTTAAAGCTTTGGTACAGGGCGACAT